GGGTTTGGTTTATCTCTTGGTCTTCCAAGTCTTTATTCTTCTTACGAACAACCTGTAACACCTTCTTCATTTGTGTCAAGCTGTCTTTGGTAATTGTTCCGGTGGCAAGCCTAGACAAGACATCAGCCGCAGAGCCCACCAGCGAGGGGTCAATGCCAAAGCTCTTAACGTCTTGATTACTAATCTGTGTCTCACCCACGGCTTTAGCAAGCTGACGAGGTACAGCCGAAGCCGCAGCAAAGTTATTGTCTCTAATTGCTGTATTTACAAGCTCAATACCTGTATCAGCAGCATTAACGGCATCGCGGAAGGGCTTCAGAGTGGTATTAAGATTTTGACGGAAAGCCAGAACATCCCCTGCTTTTTCAGGAATGACATTGGTAATTTTCGTAGCTTTATCCGTGGCTTTTCCAAGGTCTTTAATAATTTCTCCTGTGTCTTTATTGACTAACAAGACACGGCCATTAGCTTCTGTAATTTCTGTCTTTACTTTGTCTTTAGGCTCAAGCTTGGAAAGATCACCGCTAGAATCTTTATAGGCCTTCAAACTAGCAGGGGTAAAATTGTTTGCGTTGGCTCGAATGAATTCTTCAATCGGGTCTTTCTCAGGTTTCTCTTTGAACTCTAGCTTAGAAACATCCCCACCAGTATCCCTATAAGCTTTCAAGCTGGCAGGGGTGTAATATTGTGCATTGGAACGAATAAACTGCTCAATGGGGTCAGCAGCGGCCTTCTCACGGCCCCTCTGTGCAGCTAAAGCTGTCTCAGACGAAATCTTTGCAGCCCCAAGCTCCATAGCATCTGCCTGCTGAGCCACTCGCAAGGCCATCTCAGGATCGCTCTGCCGAAGGGCCGCAGCAAGCTGACGAAGCCCCGCAGCGGTGGTCGTGTCATACTGCTGAGCCATCTGACGAAGCATTGTAGCCCTACGCACAGCAGGGTCTTGTGTTTCGACACCAAACAAGCTACCAATGGAACGGCCTGCTAAGTTACCTGCTCGATAGCCCATAGCAGCCAGACGCTGGTTTTGAGGCATCTGAGCAAACTGCATAGCCCGCTCCTCTAAAAGGCGCGAGGCCATCTCCTCTTCGCCCAAAGCAGGGCCAAATAAACTGGGTGCTGTAGCCATTGTTTCTCCTTAAATTCCAGTGAACATTACATCCGACGGAACACTCCCGTAGGCTGTTTGAATCCTACGTTGTTCGACTGACGGGGTAGCCAGTCCACGAATGAGAGCTGTAATGGGGTCTGTAGCACCTGCAATGGCCCCTTGGATGGCCGATGAGCGGTCTGCAGCAGCCGCTGCATTGAGAGCAGCAGCGCGGGCGGCAGCGCCACTCAGGAGGCTTCCTGCTTGAGCGCCTGAGGCAGCAGCACTGGAGCCAAGGGTACGAGCAAGCTCCAGAGGATTCTGACCCAAGCCCTCAATGGTTTGAGCAGCCGTGAGGTAGTCAGTGAAGGGCGTAAGAGCAGCCCGCTGTGTGCCAAAGGTTTGATTAATAAGACCCAACCCCGTACCAAACAAGCCCGTGCCTGTCTGGAGGTTTTGAAGCATACGCTGACGGGCAAGCTCATCAGCAGCCTCTTGCGTCTGCAGAGCACGGCCTGTGAGGCCTGTTCCGAAGGTGATGTCCTGCTGCAGGTTCTGACGAGCAATTTGCTCAGCGTTAGCAGCCAGGGCAGCATCTTGTTGGGCAATGGCGTTGAAATATGCAGCCATCTCAGGGTTGGTTGCCTGAAGGTTGCCTGCCATTGTCGACCCCGTAGCCAGCCCTGCACGGCCTGTCTGCTGGAGCCTATTACGAAGCTCAGCAAGCTGCTGTTCCCGCTGAGGGGCTAACAAGCCTTGCTGGCGACGAACATAGTCTTGAGCAGCCGCTGTGGTGTCGTAGGCCCCAGGAGTGACCTGACCACCAAGCTGACGAAGCTGAGCAGCATACGACATAGCCTCAGGAGAAGCTGCTGCAGCTGTGCTTGTTGGGATAAACTGATTAGCAAGACCAAAAAGCCCTGTAGCGGCCTGCCTGGGGGCTGTCAAAGCAGCAGGAAATTCTCCAGCAGCGGTGAGGGCTCCTGTGCCCATACGCAGGAGAGCTTCCCTCTGAGCAGCAACGTCAGGAGCAACTTGATAGCCAGCCCCTGTCAGACGACCTTGAGGGTCATATTGAAAGCCAGCACTGCCAAAGCGGCTGGTGATGCCCACAGGACGAAACATAGCAGCCTCTGCGGCCTGCTGCGTCTGTTGCATTTGCTGATTCGCAATATTTTGCTGTGCTCCTGCAGCTTGATTGGCTGCATAAGCGGTGCCTGCCGCATTAACACCTGCGGACAGAAGTTTGGAGCCAGTGTCGCTAGTGGCCCAATTTAACAAGCCGTCATACCAAGCCATTAGTAAGTCCCTCCATTAACAGTGGCGTCAAAGGTGCCACTAACAGTTAAATTTACAGCCGTGGTAGTCCCTGTTAAAGCTGCATCAAGGCTGTCAGCTTTGGACGACACCGCCGAGGCAATGTTGTTAAACTCCGTGTCAATTTCCGTTCCTTTGACCAGCTTAGCTGGATTGCCAGAGGCCAGTCCGTCTTTGACAGCAAAGTCTGTGCTTTTTACATAGTTAGACACACTATTCTCCTTTAGCGAGTACGTCCAAGCTTAACGTAGCAATCAAGCTTTTGAATTGAAATGTTGAAGTTGTTAATCACAGTTTCTACGCCAATCTGTAGAACATTCCCAGCACCTGAGGCTTGAATCTTTTTATTGTCAAAAACCACACCAGCGGTATATTGTGCAATATTATACTGTGCAATGCCATATTCTGCAATGGTTACATCACCTAAAGTGATGGGTCTGGAATAATATTGATTGGTGTAGTCAAAACCATACTTAACAATGGCGTCTGCTCCATTACCGCCCACGAATGTGGCACTAATTTTCTTCAACACTTTGATGTTGGTGGGGCTACCAAAGTCAAAATAGTTGGTGTAATATTGCATCCGGTAGGTGGCTGTATCGTCTAGGTTTGTCCCATAGACACCAATGAACCCGGGTTTGCCAATGAGAAGCCTCTTATCGCGTGTGTAGAAAAAGGCTGTAGGCGTAATCTGGTTCCACGTAGTAGTCCTGGCAGCCCCGTTCTGAAGAAGACCACGCATGTCAAAGCAATAAACAGTGTTGGAGACGGGCAAAGACAACAAATAGAAGGCATCCTTGTCGGAATAGACAGCCTTCACATTGGCTAACGTCTCAACTTGTACGTCTGCCACCAAATCGTCACGCACATTGGCGCTAATGTCCCGCATGGGAGCACTCTTTTCCTGAATGGTTCTACCAATGCTCCTGACTCCGCTGTCAGACAAAAACAGGATGTCTCCTCCAGTGACCACCACGCTGTCTCTGGCGGCACACCCAACCCCACTAATGGTGTCCTGCAGCGACATGCTGGAGGGCGTCATAGCCCCCTGATAAATCAATATTTGACGACGGCCAAAGATGTACAGAAAACCGTTATGGGCAGCTAAGGCCATAATCTCATCTGGCCCAGCAGGCCACACAGACGCCACATTCAAGGTGCCAGAGGTGCCTCCTGTGAACTTTTCAGCACTGCGAAGGTCGCTAAATTGAACTGTGTGGACATCGGTTGCCGTATTCGCACTCCAAGTACGTCCATAGGCGCTAATGACACAATTGGCCTTTTGTACAGTTCCAGAGTAACCACCATGCTCGGACAAACGCATATAGTTAGACGTAGACACAGACGGCTCATAAACTAAAGGATCGTGGCCTGTCTGATAGAGCACCACTTGGCCGTCCAAAGCAGCCATCTGCCAGTTGTTGGCTGTAATTGTCGGAGCCGTACCACCGCCGTTATAAGTGATCTCTGAAAGAGTGGTTCCATTAAGACGAAACAGCTTGTTATTGGCTGCTCCGAGGATGTAGCTAGAGCCGTTTACATCAATGAGTTCATGAATGGCCCTGAACGGGGACGTTCCAGCGGCTGCTAAGGTGGAATGCGCCTTAGACCACCCGTTACGGGCTGCAATGCGGCCTGCCTTGTCAATGACGCAATTGAGCGCCTCTGTGGCATAGCCGTTATCCAAGCCCACGCTGCTGTCCTGGGTGTTTAAACCCATGAAGCCTGGGGCTTGAATTGTGGAGGTTAGAAGCTGCTCAGCCATTTATACAGGCACCCATTCCATTTCTTCCTGATAATGGTTGCGCTCAATGGCAACCGCATCAGCCAAGGCAAGACGATATTGGAGGTAGGCCTCCGAAGCCTGCACACCAGCATCCTCACCACGCTCTGCAATGGCCTTGCTGTAGGCCAGCATAGATACTAAATGGTCAGGAACTAAGATGCGCGTATTGTCACTCACCAAGTCAGCTTGAGGAATGATTAAGTTAAACCTCAGGGTATAAACAGCATCAGGGATAGGGTAGACATCCACCTGAGTGTCTCCGTTGCTGTTCACCCCGTTGAAGTTGTAATACATAGGCTTGCCATTTTGAGGATTAGTCAACAAGAATTGCTGATTCATCCAATGGGAAGCTGCATAGTTCATGAAGCTCTGTTCCGACTCATTTAAGACATCTATGACACGAAAACGTGTCTTAGAACCCACCAAGACATAATTGAACAGGCTGGC